GAGCTCGCAGAATCTACTGAGCGAAGGCTTAGATGATCTGTTGAGCGAGGGCAGCGATAATTTGCTGACACAATGAATTAAGGGAGAGGTGCAAGCCTCTCCTTTTTTATTTATCTTTGTAAAAAAATCAAAGGCCAATGTGCTACGAATCTTTACTCGGCTTGCAAGGTTGCGATAGACCAGAGCCAACAACAGGGCTTTACATTGACGACCTTGGCATCAATCAGACATTACTCGGGCAGCTAATCACAGACCAGTACAACAGCGGAGTTGACTTGTTCGAAGCTAAGCGAGCATTCGCCTGGCGCAAGATGTCAACCGATATCTTAAGCCGCTTGAGTCCGATGATGAAAGCGGACACAGTTGTTGAGTCTAAGCGCATCGGTCAAGTGGTGACCAACGCAAGCAACATCGACACATTGGTAGGTGCAGGGAAGTATACCGGTATAAGAGTGACCATCGACCCTAACACATCAAGCTTTCTGAACTTCTACTTGTCAAACTTCAAGATTGACATATACACAATGGCAGTGCCAGTGGAGATATTTGTCTACGACATGAGCACCTTGAAGCTGATTGATTCTTTCTTCTACCAATCGGAAGCGGTTGAGCAGTTCATCGGCAAGACCTTCAAGGCTAACCGCCGAAAGATGGATCTCGCATTTGTCTATGAGTCGCTTTACGACACCACCAAGATGATTCCCAAAAAGGGCAGTTGCACTGATTGCGGAGGTAACCTAAGAGCGGTTCACGTTTGCCCATTTGTTGATGCCATCGGTATTGAGTTGACGGTGAGCGGCACTGATGTTGTTAGTTCCAAGTCGAAGAAGTACACGCAAGGGATGTCATTGGTTTATAATGTCAACTGCGATCGTGAAGCTTGGCTTTGCAGCATAGGTGGATTGATGGCCATGCCGCTTGCTTATGCAACGGCGGTAGAGATTTATAACTACGGCTTGACGATAAGCCCGAACCAAAGGGTAAACACAGTTGTCAGCGTGAACACTGGCTTTGCAACATCCGATCCCAATGATGGTATGATTGCAGGGCGAGACATTGCAGCAACGAGATACAGCGAAGAGCTCACGGCCATGTTGCAGAACATGAGACTGCCTGACGACAATACGTGCTTTGATTGCAGACGCAACATGAAGTATGTCACTGCTCTCCCATAATGGCTACTCCTAAAGAGATAAATGACCGCATCAATGGGCTGTTCACTGAGTGGAGCGGAGGATTCACTCCTTTGTTTTTCGCAGTGCTCGACATGCGCAGAGAGATGTACATTAGAATCTTTGGCACTGGAACAAGCGGAGGAACTAACACGGCAGGCGCAACACTACCAACTAAGCCTTACACTCCTGCATACGCTTTAATCAAACAGAAGAACGGCAGACCTCCATTGGAGCTCACAGGCTTCTTGAAAAGGTCATTTGCAACAGACCAAGGCTCAGTGTTCAATGAAGGCTTTGGCTCAGCGATATACATTCAAGCCGATGAAGTTGGAAAGGTGACAGGATTGGAGAAGTTATACGGCACAATATTCAAACCAACAGCGGAGGAACAAGCAGCAATGTTGCAGCTACACGCAGACTTATTAGTTGAGCAGATATCAAATCAGATAAGCAAACCATGAATCTACTTAAGACCATAATCGAAAGGCTGAACCAACGTGTTGAGGTCGCCAATATATTCGACAAGCAATTCAACCTTTGCGAGCTTAACGCAAACGGAAACGACAAAGCTTGGGTACACTACATCGGCAATGGTCAAGCGGAGGTTGTTACCAACTTTGATGCAAAGAACGGCACGCTGTTCTGGGCAAAGCGTGGCAAGGTAACTGTTGCCAAGACTGATGCTTATCGAATGAGCGGCTGCAAGCAATTGTATGTCACAACCTTTCCGCTTACTGCTTATGCCATTGTACGCAAATCACACCTTCCTTGCGATGCGGAGGATGCACAGGATTGGCTTGCTTCAAGAGTCTACAAGCTGACAAGCGGCACTGACCCACTATTTAAGCAGAGCATTGGTGTCATCAACTACGAGGTTGTGCCAAGTGGATATGCAAACGAGATTAAGACCTTAACAGCGAACTACGAATGGGCTTGTGTTTCCGTTGATATGGATGTGCAAGTGATCACAACATCTGAAGATGGCTGCTATGATACATGCGCAACGGGTGACATTCCGCTTCCCGACCTTCCTGCTTGCGTTCCATGCTTGACTGAGGTTGCTGTTGATGGTGTTACTATCACAGGAAACGGAACAGCGGCTGATCCATTGGTGGCAGTTGGTGGCGAAGGCGGTGCCATTGCAGTGGAGGATGAAAGCGTTGAGGTGACACCGATTGCAACGACATTAAACTTTACAGGCGAAGGGGTGACAGCATCACTCACATCACCTGGAGTGGTTGAGGTAAACATACCGGGTGGAACAGGAGACGTTGGAACATTGCAAGAGGTTACTGATCTCGGCAACAGCACAACAAACGACATTGACTTCATTGCAAATGCAGGGCTTTCATTTGACAACGGTGCTTTCTTCCGCAAGGGAACAACCGATGCAGGCAACGGCGGAGCAAAGGGCACTGCGCAAATATGCTCGATAAGTTACGAGCTGAAGTGGGAAGCAGGGCGATTGTATTACATGCAGCAAGACGGCTTCACCATTCGTGATGTGACTCATAACTTTACATTTGTACCACAAGTTACAGATGACTCAACCAAGGGCTTTGTTGTTGGTTCTCGATGGAGTTTGGACGATGGCACTGTTTACCTATGCTCGGATGACACAATTGGCGCAGCTGTTTGGGCAGTGGTAAGTGTTGGCGGTGTGACATCGGTGACAGGAACGGCTCCCATCGCATCAAGCGGCGGCACTACTCCAGATATCAGCATCACTCAAGCATCAACCTCAGTGGATGGCTACCTTTCGCAAACCGATTGGAACACCTTTGATGGCAAGTTCAATGTGCCAACAGGATTAAACACCGACTACTTGGATGGCTTAGGCACACCGACACCATTCCCATCTATACCAACAGGCACTGTCACATCGGTCGACCTAACAATGCCTGCCGCGTTCTCTGTTAGTGGTAACCCAGTAACAACGAGCGGAACATTGGCGGTGACAGCGGCAGGGCTTGCAACGCAATACATCAGAGGCGATGGGCAGCTTGCAAACTTTCCGACATCAAGCGGAGGCGGTAGTGCTGTGAGTTTCTACCTCAACGGCTCAGTTGCTCAAGGTACTTTGGATGGAGTTGCTTTTAAGCAGATGAGCAACACTCCAGTGATTGGAGCAGGAACAGATTTTAGCATCAATGCAGATGGTTATATTCAGTCATTCATCACTGATGCGAGTGTACCTAATCAGCTACTGATTCCTGCCGGCAATTGGAACTTTGAGATGTACTTCAGTGCGAATAACGCAGGAAGCTCGCCAAGATTCTACATTGATATTTTTAAGCTTAGCGCAGGAACATTGTCATTGATTGCATCAAGCTCCGCAACTCCTGAGTTTATCACTAATGGAGCAGTAATCGACTTGTACACAACTGCGGTTGCAATGCCAAGCACTGTGCTACTTGCAGCGGACAGAATTGCAATAAGAGTATATGTTATCCATAGCAGCAAGACAATAACTCTACATACTGAAGACAGCCATCTTTGCCAAGTATTAACAACATTTGCAACTGGCATCACTTCATTAAATGGACTGACTGCCCAGACTCAACTATTTGCAGTTGGAACAAGTGGCACTGACTTCGCGATAAGCCCAACAAGTGCGACTCACACCTTTAATCTACCAACAGCAAGTGCTGCCAATAGAGGTGCGTTGAGCACAGCTGACTTCACAACCTTTGCAGCTAAGCAGAATGCCATCACGCTAACAACTACGGGAACAAGCGGAGCAGCAACGTTGACGGGCGCGACATTGAATATTCCGCAGTATGCTTCACCAGTAATCTACAAGTCAACAACTGATGCTGGTGCATTTTTAAGCATTGTAAATACTGCTGTTTATACTCAGTTAATTGCTGCCAACACCTACGCAATTGGTGATATAATAAGGGTCAATTTCAGAGCAAGAAAAACGGGTACTGCTGGTATTCAGACTTTAAGAATTTATGTTAATGCTACGGCTGATTTATCTGGTACACCATTACTTGTTGGTCAGTATAGAGGTATTGCCAATAATACAATTTTTCAGATGCAAAGGCATCTTGCAATTAAATCTTCAACTGCTAATACAGAGGTATTTTCAACTGCAACTACTGGAGCACTTACAGACTTTGCACAAGATGTTCCAAGTACTATTGTCATTGATTGGACGGCAACAAAATACTTTGTATTTGCACTTCAAAATGCGAGTGCTTTAGATACTAACTTTGGCTCAATGTACTTAATCGAAAAACTATGATAGACATAACTCTTGAAGGTGGATATGTAACCTTCTATACATCGGTCATTGGTGCTATCGCATCGAATGTGGAACTATGCGAAGTGGTTGATGAGAATACATTGCATCTCGGCACTAACATAGGCACATTCCTAATCAACGTGAATCAGTTCAGCATCAATGGTGTCAAGTTCACCAACTCAACAAAAGCAGTTAACTACATCTTAAACAACTAACATCATGGCAGGCGTAAAAATTACAGACTTAGGGACATTAACCACAGCGGTTGATGCTGATTTATTATACATTGTGGATGTCTCTGACCTATCGCAATCACCACAAGGAACATCTAAGCAGATTGAGGTGGGGAATATGTTTAGCAGTGGTACTTATACAGCGACAGCAAGTGGGGAGGTAAATGGCATTGTTGCAGTTCCTCAATCAGGGAAATTCACAAAGGTTGGTAATATTGTAAATTGCACTATTCAAGTTGAAATTCAATTAGATGTGGCACAAACAACAGGCTCATTTGAATTATCACTTCCAGTGGCATCAACCTTTACAAATCTAAAGCAGTTAGTTGGTATGATGCAGTATAGTGATTTTGCAGAGATTGTAGAATTTACAATTGGCGCAGAAACAACAAACAACACTTGCATTGTTGATATTGAAGTTGCAACTGCAAATATCACTATGACATTATGCGTTGTAACATTCCAATATGAAGTGCTCTAACAACGGCATCCGACTCATACAGGAGTTCGAAGGCTTGCGGCTAACTAGTTACCTCTGCTCAGCAGGAGTGCCAACCATTGGCTACGGCGCAACCTACTACCATGACGGCAGCAAGGTGAAGCTCGGGCAGACCATAAGCAAGGAGCAAGCGGTGCAGATTCTCAACAATCACATTAAGGAATTTGAAGGCAGTTTAATAGGATTGCTTAATAAAACCAAGGTGAATCAGAATCAGTTTGATGCGCTTGTAAGTTTTAATTTTAACTTAGGACCAGAGAACCTTGCTAAGTCGCAGCTGTTGAGGTTTATCAAAGCCAACCCTAACGACCCAAAGATTGCAGCTGAGTTCCTTAAGTGGAACAGGGCAGGCGGCGAGGTTTCAACGGGGCTTGTAAGAAGGCGCAAGAAAGAGGCGCAACTTTATTTCACACCAATCGTTTGACAACTATGGCGGCAAGGAGAGTCAGCAAACCAAGGCAAGTGCTTGATATTTTCGTTAAGCACTGGAGGCCAACTGTTGGCTCGTTA